TCCAGGTGTGCCCTGATAGTGGACTAGCCAAGATAATCAGTTAGTACGATCCAGCGGTGAAACCTGGAAGTCCGCCCCGTCCACGCGAAAAATGTCGAACCCTGCACGCCCCCCCAAGGTCCCTACGACCGAGCAGCTTGCGTTGGCTGTCGCGCCCGACTCCTATGTGCCCGCGGACTATCGTCGCGTGGTGGAGGGTTGGAAGAGCGTGGAGGGGAAGCAGAGGGTTTTGGCGCCGCTCGACATGGATTTGGCTCCTTCGTTCTACATCCCGAAGGAACATTGCGTAGAGCCGGCGGTGTTGCACAAGCTTGGAGGGGCATTGGCGCTGGCCAAGGGAGGTGTGACTACCGTCCGACTGCGCTCGGATGTGGCTAAGGCGGCGGCCAATGTGATGTACGCCGCGCTGCCTGCCGAGGGGCCTTTCTCGAAGACAGCGGTCGGCGAGGTAATGGCCAGCAAGGTTCTGGCGGATGGAGGGACGGAGTGTTGCCTGGGGAGGTTGGCACACGCCTACCCCAAGCGCGTGGGACGGAGCCCCGTAGCTCCGGTGGGCAGGACGGAAGCGGTGTTGGCTGTGGCTCGTTGCGGAGTGCGCATGCAGGGCTTGCCAGCCCATGCTGTGCGCCCGTATCCGCTCACTCCTGCACCCGGAGAGGACACTGTCAAGGTGAATCCCAAGTCCGACAACGGTTTCCCGGTACTGGGCAAGTGGGACACGCCGGGTGCTGCATTGATGTGCATGCGCCTGGCGGTGTCCGTGCGCCAGGAGCTGGGGCGTGCGCCGTCTGTGGCGGAGTGGATGGCCGAGGCAGAGCGTTCAAGGCCGTGGCTGGTGGCCTTGCGGGGTAAGGCGAAGGCGGATTACTACAGTGTCGACAAGGTCTGCCGCGGTTTCCTGCGTTTCTACAACGCCTTCCCCCGGCAGATGATGCTCATAATGCAGCAGGCCACTCAGGTGCTGGAGCTTAACGCGCTGCACATCCAGAATTCGGATAGCACCTCCGGCATTGGCATTACGTTGGTGCGGAGAGGTGCCGAGGATCTGGTGGCGGCGCTGGATGGTCAGCTCCGGAGAGAAGGTCATGCGTATGTGCACGTGGGCGACGACAGCTGGGTGATTGTGAAGCGGGGGACCGAGGTGGCCATGTTCGCGCTGGATTGCAGCAACTTCGATTTGACCCAGCGAGCGGAGGTGACGGAGGAGGTGCACCGGGCCATCTGGGAGCAACTGCGCCTGGTGGACCCTATCGCGGCCGATGTGTGGCTGAGCTACGCGCGCGCGCGGTTGGTGGTCGTGGCCGGGGCCCTGGTGAGAAAGTTTTACCACGCAGGGCCGTCCGGGATGCCGCTGCAGTCCAAGGTCAACGACGTCCTGATGGAGGTCATGGTGTCGCGGGCCTTGGGCCGCGTGGCGTCCTTGGAGGAGTCGGACGTGGCGCGCGCGGTTGAGGAGGCAGGACTCAGTATGGGCTTTTCGGTCAAGTTGGAGCAGTTCTGGCGTGGGCGGGCCGACACTGTGGTGGAGGCTCTGGAGCAGCGCCCCTTTCTTTTCATCGGCTACTATTTCCACGTGCGTGGGGGCACGGTACGGGCGTGCGCGGATGTACCGCGCACGCTCGCGCAGCTGCCCTTTCCAGCCCTCAAGTGGAGCAAGACCCGGCACGAGCTCCGTGTTACGGAGGCCATGCGCCTGGGGTCCATTGCTATGGCTCTGGGTATGCCCACGCAGGACCTGGAGCCCGCGTTCCAGGCCTACCGGGCGCACGTGCTCGGCTTGCTGGACTCCGTCATTGCGGTGTCCGGCGATGTTCGGGACGAGCGCCTGCGATGGGCGGTGCAGAGTTCTCCGTGGGGGCCCGAGACGGAGGCCTCCTTACGGGGTCTCCGGCGCGCCGTGGCGCGGGATGCTGGAGAGCTGTGGCTGACGAGAGAGGTGGAGCTGCCCTCGGAGTCAGTGCTGGTGGGGACCGACTGGGCGGACGAGGTGGAGGCGGAGGAGGCTGCGGAGGCGGCGGCGCTGGGGGCCACCACAAGGCGCCCCGCAACCCTGGCCGTGAGGCCGGCGGTTTTGCGGGGTGCCGTGGCGGCCACTCACCCGGCGTCGGCGCGCAATGATGGGCGTCCTCCGCCTACGGTTGTGTGGGGGCCGCCGAAGGCCCCGCGGGTCCGCGAGGAGGTCGCGCCGTCGCGCCGGGAGCGGAGGCGCGATGGCCTCGCTGCCAGGCAGTTCCAGGAGGAGCTGCAAGAGTGGAGCGAGGGCAGCACAGACTCCGAGTGGGGCCTGGTGTGAAAAACTGTCTGTTTCAGGCAGCGTGAGCGGGGTTCCTGTGCTCTGCGCGGCGTACGGCGGTAGAGAAGAGGGTGGTAGCCACCGGGGGCACAAGCCCGGAATCAGCCTTACAAGAGACGATCATGGCGAAGAAGAAGCAGCAGCAGCAGGCCAAGAAGGCCAAGCAGGTTGTGATGCGTGTTGGCAGACAGCTGGACGATGGGGCCCGCAAGTGGTTGGCTTTGTTGGCCGATCCCTGCAATGCGGACCTGGTACCTCCTTGCTATGGAGGCACCGGGGTGGGGTATCTGGTGCGCACTCGTCAGATTTGGGCGCCTAATGTCTCGGCCACCGATTTGGTGGCGGAGGTTACGCCTAGTTATGCTGCGGGTGTGGCGGGTCTTCGCTGGGGTTGGTCGGCCACGGCGGGCGGTAGCCTTGGCAACGTTGCCCAGACCTCCATTGCTCCCTTTCTCCTGAACAACGCTGTGGGCCGTTACAGGGCGGTGGCCGGTTGCGTCACCGTTCTGTATACGGGCACCGAATTGGAGAGGAAGGGGACGGTGTCTATGACCTTGGACTCGGGCACCACTTTGCTTGATGCGGAGCCCATCGGGGGCAACGCGTACACGTGGGCAGCTCAGATGCCCACGTCGTTTCGCATGGGGTCCACTGCCCACGAGTACCGGTGGGTGCCGTCTATGCAGGATTCGGAGTTTGTCAAGAACTCCACTGAGGAGGTGGGTAATACCACCGTCTCGGGTGCCAACACCATTACCCTGGTGGTCACCAATGCCACGCCGGGCACGTTCCAGCTTCAAATCACTTTCGTTTGGGAGTGGCAGCCGGAACAGGAGGGGGGCATGAATACGGGGCTGGTTACCCTTAATCGGGCGCCTGCTTCGCGCAATTCCCTTCCGGAGATCCTTGGTGCGCTGGGCAACGTGGGCAAGTTTGCCTTCCGTGCCGCCCAGACGTCGAGCGGTTTTCTCCCGGCGCTTGGCAACGCGGCCTCGGGCGTGGCCAAGATGGCCATAGCGGCTTACTAGCTGCCTGCTACAAGGGGCTCGACTGCGGGGGGGCCGGAGGGAAAGTACCTGTGATGGCCTTTCGTCGATGCCGACATACCGAAGTGCAAGCGCTGCCTGGCCAAGACTCGGCTGGGAGACCGGAGCATTACCGGCCGGAAACTGGAC